ACAACCGATCAACTGACTGTATCAATACAAAGATGAAAATTGCATTATGTTTTTCTGGGCAAGCCAGATCGTTTGAAAAAGGTTATGAATATTACAAACGAAATCTACTAGATCATTACGATGTAGATGTGTATATTCATGGCTGGAAATTCCATGATGAAAGAAAACTTTTGGAACTTTATAGGCCAAAAACTTATCAATTCGAAATTCCACCATTAGTTGATTATGACAGCAAGTATACAAACACTCCAAACGCGGAGAAGTATCCTCCAAGGTTTACATATCGAATGTTCTATTCGATGAATGAATGCAGAAAATTAATCTTTGGTGATTACGATTGGATCATCCGTTCACGTACAGATTATGCATTGAATGTCAAAATTCCTTTTGAAGAATTGGATAACAGTAAACTGTATATACCTAATTGCAGAATGGTACCAACAAGAGACTTTGGTAATGATCAGTTTGCATTCTCGTCAAAAGATAACATGATGAAATACATGTCAACCTATGAAAACATTGATGAATACTATAATGGTGGTAATCAGTTCATTGGTGAAGACTTGATGCGAGCCAATTTACATAGACACAACCTTCATGGTGAAAATCTTGTGTATGTTAATATGCAAAATCCTTTTCCGCCTGGCGCACACAACGGAACATGGCATTCATTGATTCGGGATGATTACGAACAATGGATAAAACAGTAAAGGAATTTTCTGGGCATTCTGGTAGCAAAATATACTTGATGGAAAATGATCAAGGATTGTTTGTACGAAAAGAGAATAATATTGACAGAAACCTAGAAAGATTAACATCACTTCATGGCGCAGGTTATAATGTGCCGAGAATATATCATTCCGAAGACAACCTGATTGACATGGAGTATATTCATGGGTTAGATATGAAAAACTATCTAATTCATAATACAACCACAAAATTAGAAGACTTCATAATAAAGACATTCAGTTCTTTTGCGAAGCTTTCCGTCAACAAAGATTATTCTGGTGTTTATGATAAGAAACTTGATTGGTTGAAAGACAACAAAGAATTGCCATTCACCAAAGATCAGTTGATTGAGAAACTACCAAAAGAGTTACCTAGTTCAACATATCATGGTGACCTGACGTTGGAAAACATCATCTATGCCAAATCAAAGTTCTGTATGATCGATGCTGTGTCTGTGGAATACGATTCTTACATTTTCGACATTGCAAAGATGCGTCAGGATTTAGAATGTAAATGGTTCTTACGGAAGACTGACGTTCGACTGGATATCAAATTACAAAACATACAAGATAAACTAAGAAAACTTTTTCCTTTGGCTTTCAACGATAACTTGTTGATACTAATGTTGTTGAGAGTGTATCTACATACTAAGAGTGGTGACTTTGAACGTGAATTTATTTTGAGAGAGATTAGAAGACTATGGAAATAATTGTACCTGCAGCTGGTCTGTCAACCAGATTCCCAAATATGAAACCGAAGTATCTGTTGTATGATTACAAACACGATATGATGTTGATAAATGCACTAAGACCTTTCATACAAAAAGGATACAAGATTCATATAGGCATTCTCAAAGAACATGAAGAGAAATACAATGTTCGCGAACAAATCAGACATGAATGCCCGGTCAATATTAATTGTGTCATCATTGACAAACCAACCAGAGGTCCTGCCGATACTGTCTATCAAATCATCAAGGCTTCGAATCTTGATAGTCAAGAAATATTCATCAAAGACTGTGACAGTTACTTTGACCATGATTTTTCTGATGGTAACTATGTTTGTGTTTCAAAAATCTCCGAACATGAAGTCTTGAAGAAACTTGCATCAAAGAGTTTCACCGTCTCAAATGAAAATGGTATAATCACTGATATTATTGAAAAACAGGTTGTCTCCGATACATTCTGTGTTGGTGGGTATAAGTTCTTCTCTGCAAAGATGTATAAGAATGCATTTGAACAGATAGAAACCAGTCGGGAAGTTTTTGTTTCTGATGTTATCTCGCGCTGCATCAATAATAAGATGGTCTTCACCGAAAAGATGGTGACAAACTATGTTGATGTTGGTACCGCACAAGACTGGTTCGAACACAATAACAAACCAGTCATCTTCTGTGATATTGATGGCACAATCATTAAGGCGCAGTCTAGACTGGATCTGGAATCTGGTGTACCAGAAGTGCCATTGAAAAACAATCTGGAACGTCTACTGAAAATGCAGGAGTCTGGTTCTCAATTCATTTTCACTTCCGCAAGAGAGAACAAGTATACATCACAAACCAGAGAAATGTTGTATAGACTTGGTTTCAAGAGTTTCAATTTGATTTGTGGGTTGCAGAATTCATCTAGAATATTGATCAACGATTTCAACGAATCTAATCCTTATCCTAGAGCAGAAGCAATTAACCTTTACAGAGACTCTGACAACTTAAGCCACTATCTATGATACCCAATACACCTTTATTCATCATAACTTCATCATTAAAGCCTGCAATGGGTGTTTTTAATGATGACGATAGGTTTGCACAAACCGTTTCAACACTCAAGTCTGTACGCGAAAAGGTGCCTGAAGCCATTATTTTATTTGCGGATGTTTCGGTTAGACCAGTCTCTAAATTGGAAAAAGAAACTTTAGCTGGTCTATCCAACTACTATCTGGATTTAAGTGAAGAATCAAACACCAGATATTGTGCAGTTAATGGTTTAAAAAGTCATGGAGAAAACTGTTTGTTGTTTGCGACACTTTCGACAATCAAAACAAATCCAGATTTAAATAAGATGTTGTCTTCAGTTAATCGAATATTTAAATTCTCTGCAAGATCACAACTCGATGATTCTTTTAGTATTAAAGATTATGACAATACTTTTGGTAAGTTTGTTTTCAAGAAAAGAATACCAACCTGGACTGGTAATGTCAAGTTTGGTGCAGACCACCTATTAATTACTAGACTGTGGTCTATGTGTCCATCTTTGGTGGATACTTATTTATCAGTAATACAAGAAAATTTAAAATTATTATCTAATGGGCTTGCGGATACTGAACATGCACACTTTGTAAATATACCAAAAGAATATTTGGTCGAATATGAGAAAATAAATTGTTGGGGTTGGCTCGCAGGAAACGGGCAAATCGAACATTATTGATCTCTATATATCGAATCCAATATTTGACAAATTTGTTGATGTGTGGTATAATCCATTATAAATAACTCCACGGGCAACCAAAGTGTGTTGCATTCAAAGGCGTATTAATGAAATCTTTCAAGTCATATATTAGAGAACAGGTCGAGCCTGAAGAAGAAGGCGCGAGTCGTCAGATTAAACATTTGACGCACGTTGAAGATCGCCCATTACAAACTGGTGAAAAGGGTGCAAAGCGCGCACTGAAATCTCTAATGGCTGCAGCTGAACACACTAAACAAGGTAAAAAGACTTCCGAACTAACAACAAAATATGACGGTTCTCCAGCCATAGTTTATGGTCACCACCCAGAAAACGGTAAGTTTTTTGTTGCATCAAAGTCTGCATTCAATAAGACACCTAAAATCAACTACACACCCTCAGACATTATGAAGAACCACGGTCATGCACCTGGTCTTGTTGGAAAACTAAAAGAAGCACTAAAACACCTACCTAAAGTTGCACCAAAAGAAGGTGTTTACCAAGGTGATATGATGTTCACGGCTGAAGACAAGAAGAAGTCCAAATCTGGAGGAACTTCTTTCAATCCCAATCCTTCTGGTTTAACATACACCGCACATGGTGATCATAAGAAAGCTGTTGATAAAGCAAAAATTGGTCTTGTCACACACTTATCTTATCACGGCGAAAATGCAAAAAGTCTAAACGCTTCTCACGAAGTTAATCACGAAAAGTTTGCAAAACATTCAGATGTATTTTCTGTTGATCCAAGAGTGGATGCCGGAAAAGTTCATTTTGGTCCAAAAGAACAAAAAGAATTTCAGAAACACATCAATGCTGCACAGGCAATACACGATACTCATGGTGGTGACATGTATGCAGGCACAAGCACCCATCACGGAGTTGGTGGGCACCTAGAAACCTATATGAACCACACAGTTCGAACTGGTGAAGAACCTAATCACCAAAACTTTAAAAACTGGTTAGAAACCAGTAAAAATAAAGCTATTGATAAGTTGAAGACTGAAAAGAATAAAGTTGCAAAACAAAACGAACTTAAAGATGAACTTGGTAAGATAGAAAGAAATAAGAAACATTATAATAACTTGTTCAAGATGCATGGTCATTTACAGGCAGCAAAGAATGCACTGATTGGTGTTTTAAATCAACATCAAGAATTCGAACATGAACATGGTGGAGAAAG